CTACAACTACGAGTCCGGCAAAGTCCAAGTCCTGCAGATCACGCAGAAGTCCATTCTGAAGGAAATCGACCAGATCTCCCAGATGGAGGACTACGAGGACCTGCTTGCCTGGGACTTCACGATCAGTAAAAAGGGCTCGGGCCTTACGACGGAGTACACGGTCCGCCCTGTCCCCCGCAAGAAAGGCAGCCAAGAGCACATCGACGCCGCCTGGCTGGAATCCAAGTCCGAAGGCTTCGACATAAGCCGCCTCCTCACCGGCGGCAACCCCTTCAAGGCCGCCTGATATGACAGAAGCGGATTTCTTGGAGCGTATAGCGGTTGAGCTTCACGAGTTGAATACAACTTTGAATTGCCGCCTGGATGCTGTGGAAGATGTACTAGGACATCTAGGAGACATAAACTGTAGTCTTCAAAACATCGCCCAAATTTACGAAAACCGGACCTAACAACCACCGGCCCCCTTCACCGGGGGCTTTTTATTGCCAAACCGAGCTTGACAGGGTAATGTAGTTATGGGAAAGAGTATCCAAATGGCCCCCAACACACAAGACATACTGGCAGGCCTACGTAAATGGCGACTGGAGCAAGACAACTCTGGCCCCCACCGGGTCTACCGAGACCAAAAAGGCAATATCTACACTAGTGTTACACACATCCTAAAGGAAACCAGCGACCAGACCGGACTGGTACGTTGGCAAGAACGACTGGGACCCGTCGAAGCCACCGCCCAGCGCAACGTTGCCGCCACCAGAGGCAACATGGCCCATTCACAAGCTGAGTATTTGCTTAAGACTTCCCAGCAACTGGCACGTAACACCGCCAACAAGCGCAACGCCATCAGCTGGGACTCTTGCGGATTGGCTCGGATTCCCTCGCCAATCACGCAATGGGCACTGAAGAAAGTCCGCCCCAACGTCCCCCGTGTTGGCTGGAGCGCATCCGGCTACGCACGCGGTCTGTCTGACTGGATCGTCACTAATGTGACAGAAATCTTCGCATCCGAGTTTTCCATACATCACCCGGCCGGCTTCGCCGGCACCTGCGACGGACTGGTGTGTCTCAAGGGTCATTCAGGCATCATCGTTGCTGACTGGAAAACCACAGTCAACCGCAAGCAGCTCGACGACGGCCATTCATACGTCCACCAGCTTGGAGCGTACAGCCTGGGACTGCAGCACTTGACGGGCCTCCGCCCATCCGGCGGTGTCATTGTGCTGGCACGCCGCTGTGGTCCACCCCAGCAGCACTTTCTCGGCGATACAGAGCTGCGTGCCGCAGAAGATGCATACCTCGCTCGCGTGGTGCGTTACTTCCAAGACCTCGAAAACCCATTCAAGGCCTCGACCTGCGGCCTCGGCTAAAACCCATTCAAGGCCTCAGGCTTCGCCTTCGGCAAAAACCCATTCATGCCTGGAATCCCATTCATGCCTGGAATCCCATTCATGGCCTTGCGAGTTTCTGACAGTTTTGTAGTGCATACGTACTAGCCTCCATGGCTGGGGCGTCTCGTGGTGTGTCTCGCGAGTCTCACCCGTAGACAGTGAAAAGGCCCCAGCCGGTTGACTGGGGCGGATGACCTAGGTTCCGCGTGGCTTATAGCTGGGGCGAGCTTTGCCCTTATCGGTCCGGGCTTTACGCGGTGCCCCAGGCTTGGGACGTGTCAGCGGTTCTGTGCGCGCATTTTGTGCGTTTAATTTCAGACCCACCGGCTTAAGGTCACTGGGGCAAGCCTCGCCCCGGTTGACGGTCTGGCAAGCCTCCCAGTATGGGATCAGGCTCTCCCAAAGCTCGCGGATCCCTTCCTTTCCGTGCTGCTGGTGCAGCGTCAGCAGATCGCGCCATTCTGCGGCAGTCAAGGTCGAGCGCTCCGCGCAATAACGCAAGTCTCGTAACTGGCGCTTTTCGTTGCGGATTTGCTCGCGCAGCAGTTCGCGGGCGTCGGCTGCGGCCTGTTGCCGCTCCTTTTGACTGGTGAACATCAGGCCGCCTCCCCTGCCAGAGAGACCATCAGCACGAGGCGGCCTGTTGCTGTTGCCATGCCGCAGTCTGTGACGTGCAGCAGACCGCGACGCTGCAGCGAGCGCGCAACCCGTACGGTTTCGCGGTCTGGCGCGATGGTATGGGGCCCGGGGTGGTTCTGGCAGAACTGCAGCATGTGCCGCTGCAGGTATCCGAGGGATTGATTCATGGCAAGGTGAGCCTATGTGAACCCTTGCACAGTAACAGCACAAGCAACCGAGCCGACCAGACTGTAAAGTTACACAACATCGGCAGAGTGTGGGCAGGGCTGGGGCCCATACTGTGCGAGTCGTTCGGCCTACCACGCCATGACAAAACCGAATCCCGTTCTGCTGGACCGCCTGCAGCGTCTCGACGGCTGCGCAGGTCACTGGATCCTGGACCGCAGGGATCAAAACCAACGCGGCTACGATCTGGACCGTTTGCCGTGCTTTGGGATCCGGACTGCCGAGGCTGCCCTGATCGAATGCCAGCAACAACACTGGCGCAACTGTCGTTTGCTTTTCAGCCCGGCCAAACTCGACGACGATTGCAGCTGGCCTGGCGGCTATGACGCCCCATCACATTACCGATCCAACGCCCGTGTCTTCCGTGAGCAGTTCAGCCGTGAGCTGGAACGGGCCGACGGTGACGCCGACGGGACCGCGCTGGACCTTAGATTCCTGACGGACGACATGTTGGAGACCATAGAGTCCCTGGAGAGTTACCCCGTGTTGGATGACGGAGACCACTCTGCCCTTGAGCTGGATTGTCAGACGGAAGCGTGGGAATCCTGGGCTGCTTCAGAGTGGCGGAATGCCGTACGGGATGCACTGGCGCAATACGCCCCGTTAGCAGTTGTCGAGGCTAACCAGTATGGGCCGAGCACTGCCAAGTTCTGGGCTGATGATCAGCTGGACCTGATCCCCGACGCCGTGCTGGATCCTAAGCTGCTGGACCTTTTCAACACTTGCGCGGAAGCGGCTAACCAGTACTGGGAGGAAGAGCAAAACAGTGGGTTCTGGATCCGTATTTCAAAGGTGGCGGAAGCGCTGGACCTGTACGACCTGCGAGACTTGACCGGGCTGCCCTTGCTGGATCCCTCGCAGGAATGGCGGCGGGAACCCTACCCCTGGCCGGACGGGTCGACCGATCCTCTGGCGCCGGTTCTGGTTTGACAGCCGGCCGGTTCAGGCCTTACCATTGCACATAAGCCACACCACGGCAAACCACCATGAAAACAGCAACACTGACCGACCAGCACCGGGCCGCCTTCTTTGCCGCCCGTGGTGCCATGCAGTCTGTCGAGGCTCTCTATGATCTGGCGATGTTTGCCAGTGCTAGGGATTGGAGCATTGAGGATCTAGCCCCAGCGTCTGCAGCATTTGCGGCTGATCAGGGCTGGGACCTTGACGCTACCCGCGACAGTATCGGCGAGGCAGTCTCGGACTATGCGCGGGAACTGCCCCTGTCGGTCCTAGTCCGTTCAGACTGGCACGCTCCCGGTTCGGACTTTGAGCCCGGCCAGTTTGAGATACTGCTAGCGACTGGCGGCCCGGCAGTCCGCATCATCGGCGAGTTAGACCACCGATTGGAACCCTACAGGCCGCAACTGCAGTATCAGGACTGGGGCATCCCCTGGACTGACCATCCCGAGAGCAAAGTGGACTGGCTTGAGTGGTTCGCCGGACTGTTCTGGTACGGGGACTGACTGGCACACCCCAGACCCTACGGGCCCGGCCACACGGTCGGGCTTTTCGCTGGGCGCTTAAGATTGAACCAAAGATTGGAGACTGTAACTGTGACGGATCAGCCGGAAGCTAACAGCGTGGTTCCGGAAGATCTTCCGGAGACTGTAGAGAAAAGGCCCAGGCCTTACGGGAAGCGCAACCCTGACGCCGTGATTGAAGAGCGGCGGAAGCGGCTTTATAAGCGGCAGTTGACGGGCCTGCCCGTTCGGCAGCTGGTGCTAGATCATGCTGATCGCGAAAGCATCGGCGAAGTTACAGCATGGCGAGACTGGGACGCCGTGAAACAGTGGAACGAGGAGGACTGGAGCAAAGATCGCGAGAGTATAGTTTCACGTCTTCAGGCTATGCGCATGAGAGCAATTGACGCAGCCATCCGCAAAGGGCAGATCGGATCAGCTCAGTTACTGATGCGCGACCTTGGCGCGGTGGTCGGCGAGGTTGCGCCGGAGACCCTGGCCGCCCAGGCGCCGGCGCTGCAGATCACGGTCGAAGACAAGCGGCAGACCTGAACCGCTGCGAGTGTTACAGAGTGTGAAGCCTGGGGCGTTGCGGCCTCGACGCGACCCCAGGCGTCGCTATTGTGTGAGGGTACCAAGGGAAACCAACCCATGCAAACTCTCGAAACCGCCAACCGCAACTGGCTTGCTGAAGCTAAGCTCCGCTCTGATCTGAGTCGCGACGTCGCCGCCCTTGCCGCTCGCATCGGTGCCGATTGCACCCGGGGCGATAAGGACATTAGCGAGCTGTGGCGGCTGATCCGCATGGCTCGCGAGCTGGGAGCCTGAGCCATGAAACGGACCATCGCCGCTCTCGTTCTGCTGGCACTCGCAACGTCCACCGCTAACCTGCCCCTCGCCGTGGCCCTCGCGGCTGGGGGCCTGGCGATCGGTGCCACGGTGCCGGCAGAGTGATCTGTTTTGTGCTACACTGACATAGTCAAACAAGGGAAACCACCCCATGACCAACACCCCCACCGCCTGGAACGCTCTCCGCTCCAAGGTCCAGACCGCAACAGCCCAGCTCACTGACGCCCAGCTCACCGGTAAGGTGGCCAGCCTGCAGCGTCGCTGGCGTGAACACCGCCGGGCTGCCACCTGGGACGTGTTACAGGAGCTGTACACTGAACAGCACAGGCGCCGGTGGGCTTGAGCCCCCGGCCATAGCAAAGCCCCCTAGCGGGGGCCTTTTTTATGGCTTGTGACCTAGCGGATCAGTACAGATCGCTGGGCACGATCGGCTCACCGCTAGTGGTGACACACCGGAAGCCTAGCTTTTCGAGGGTGCTGATCGTCTGCGGGAGTAAGGTTTTGGATCCGGTCAGGCTGCAAAGCGCAACGGCTGGATCGTTTGCCGGGTAAGCGCGGACCTGTCCAAAAGCGGACCGGATCTCAAAGGTGGCTTGCTGCATGGTGGGTTTGGTGTCCCTTTACTTCTTTAGTGTAGCACATCCGACGCGCAAGCGTGGGGGGTATGTTCACAAAAAGTAACACAAAAAGCGGGGCCCAGGGAACCTACTGGTACATTCCCATTTCCTTCTTCTGTTACACATCTGGGGGTAGTGTTGCGATTCTTGTAATACACTGCAGGGTACCTGCTAGAAAAATGGCCACTAAATGCCCGAATCGCCAGCATTAACGCTCCGTTGGGCCCAAGGCGAGGTTTTCTCCAGCCGCAAACGCTTCAGAGTGTTGGTCGCCGGCCGCCGCTTCGGAAAAAGCTACCTCTCGTGTATCGAATTATTGCGTGGGGCGATCGAGAGGCCGGGCGAAACGTTCTTCTACGCCGCCCCTACATACCGAATGGCGAAGGACATCGCCTGGAAAGTCCTGAAGAAACTCGTCCCAAAAGCCTGGATCAAAAGCAAAAACGAGACTGACCTCAAAATCGAACTCGTCAACGGCTCCACCATCGAACTCAAAGGCACCGAAAACGCCATGGCCCTGCGAGGCCGCAGCCTGGCTGGCGTGGTGCTCGACGAGGCCGCCTTCATGGACTCCGAGGTCTGGTTCGAGGTCATCCGCCCCGCCCTCGCCGACAAACAGGGCTGGGCCCTCTTCATCTCCACCCCCGACGGCACCGCCAGCTGGTTCTACGACCTCTGGTGCTACTGCGAACAGGACGACCCCGACTGGCAACGCTGGCAATTCACCACCATCCAAGGCGATAACGTCCCCGCCGCCGAAATCGAAGCCGCCCGCGCCCAACTCGACGCCCGCACCTTCCGCCAAGAGTTCGAAGCCAGCTTCGAAAACCTCTCCGGCCTCGTCGCCGTCTCCTTCTCCGACGACAACATCGACAAGCTGGTACAAGACCTCCCGGTCCTCCCTCTCCTCATCGGCGTCGACTTCAACATCGACCCCATGTCCGCCGTCTGCGCCGTCAAAAAAGGCGACGTCCTCTGGGTCTTCGACGAAATCATCATGACCGGCGGCGCCACCACCTGGGACCTCTGCGAAGAAATCCAGACCCGCTTCGGCGTGGAACGCCGCACCATTGCCTGCCCCGACCCTACCGGCGGCGCCCGCAAAACCTCCGGCGTTGGAGCCACCGACCACAACATCCTCCGCAAGTCCGGCTTCACCGTCTCCAGCCCCCGCTCCCCCTGGAAAATCCGCGACAAAATCACCTGCGTCAACACCGCCCTCCTCGACGCCTCTGGAACCCGCCGCCTCTTCATCAATCCCAAGTGCAAGGAACTCATCAAGTCCCTCCGCACCTTGACCTACGCCCCTAACACCGGCCTCCCCAACAAAAACCTCGGCGTGGACCACGCCTTTGACGCCCTGGGCTACCTCTGCCTCCAAACCTTCAACCTCGCCAAACCAGAATCCCTCGGCAAGACCAACTATCGTGTGTGGTAACACCTGGATTACACCGTGGCCGCCAAAAAGCCGACCAAGGCCCAGAAAAAGGTCGCCAAAGTCATGCGCGAGTACGGCAAAGGCGAACTCCACTCGGGCAGCAAGAAAGGCCCCGTGGTGAAATCCCGCAAGCAGGCCATCGCCATCGCCCTCTCCGAGGCTGGAATGTCCATGCCCAAGAAAAAACCCACCAAAAAAGGTAAAAAGTAATGGCTAAACCCGGCCTCTACGCCAACATCAACGCCAAGCGCAAGCGCATCGCTGCCGGCAGCGGCGAAAAAATGCGCAAACCTGGAGCAAAAGGCGCCCCCACCGCCGCCGCCTTCAAAGCCTCGGCCAAAACCGCCAAAAAACCAAAGAAATAGCCTCATTTTCCCTACACCGAGGCCGCCATGCAGCTACTCAACACGATCTCCGTCAACAGCCCGTACTCCACCGGCTACGGCACTGCGGGCGGCTCTAATGCTGCTGGAGCCACCGACGCCTTCGGCCGCATCCGCACGTCCAGCCCGCTCACCCTCTTCGACTCCAGCCACCGCTACAAAGACAACGGCCTCTGGGCCACCGCCACCGCAACCGGCGGCACATCAACCTTCGACGCCAACGCCGGCCTCGTCGACCTCGCCGTAACCACCAGCTCCGGTTCCTCGGTCATCCGCGAAACCACCAAATGCTTCTCCTACCAGCCCGGTAAATCCCTGCTGGTGATGTCCACTTTTGTGTTGAGTCCGGCCAAAACTAACCTCCGCCAGCGCATCGGCTACTACGGCGCCGCCAACGGCATGTACCTGGAGCTGGACAACACCACCCTCTCCTTCGTCGAACGCAGTTCCTCCACCGGCACCCTCGCCGAAACCCGCGTCCCCCAGTCCACCTGGAACATCGACCCCCTCAACGGCACCGGCCCCTCCAACCTCACCCTCGACCCAACCAAAGCCCAAATCCTCTGGATGGACATCGAGTGGCTGGGACTCGGCACAGTCCGCATGGGTTTCGTCATCAACGGCAAATTCATCCACTGCCACTCCTTCCACCACGCCAACATCATCACCTCCACCTACATCACCACCGCTTCCCTCCCCCTCCGCTACGAAATAACCAACACCGCCGCCACCGCCAGCACAAGCACCCTCAAACAAGTCTGCTCAACCGTACTTTCCGAAGGCGGCTACGAACTCCGCGGCCTCCAACAAGCCATCGGCACCACAATAACTTCTCCTCACGTCCTTACCACAGCAGGCACATACTATCCAGTCATTTCTTTACGCCTTAAATCCGCTGCACTAGATGCAATTGTTATTCTTACCGCCCTATCTATATTGGCCGCCACAGCCAACGCAAACTACAGCTGGCGTGTAGTTGCCTCTGCCACAACCACCGGAGGCACTTGGACAAGCGCCGGAACAGATTCCAGCGTCGAATACAACCTGACTGGAACAGCAACAACCGGAGGCCGCATCCTCGCCCAAGGCTATTTCAGCTCCACCAACCAAAGCACAGCCTCCGT